AAAAATATGATATAATTATACCATACTTAAGTAATATTAAACAACACATAAGCAACACATCATGGTGGTTCGTTACTTGTCTCGTCAAGCCTCGATAATGAGTCATTGTTATGTTCCATTAAGTACCCTTAAGTAATACTTAGGATAATACTATGACTGAAACTAAAAAAAGAGGTAGACCTCGTAAGGATAGTGTCTTAGCTAAGAAGGCAGGTAATCGTGGTCAGGTTGGTCGTCCTAAGGGTGACGCAGCAATCATGAACGAATACAAAGCTAGGATGTTGGCGTCACCTAAGAGTGCCAAGGTTCTTGAGTCTATCCTAAATGCTGCCCTTGATGATGACCATAAAAATCAAGCTGCTGCTTGGAAGATTGTCGTTGACAGAATGCTTCCGGTAGGAATGTTTGAGAAGGATGTATTGTCTTCCGGTGGAAAGAACTCTATTCAAATTAACATTACTGGTGTTGGTAGCACTAGCGTGGTTGGTAATTCTTCCGACGACGGAATCATCGACGGAGAAATTATCGATGGCGACTAGATTTGATCGTAATGATCCTTCTACTTGGGGAACTAGAGATGATGGTTCTCAAAAAGGTGCGGGATATTTTGGTTTATTAGATCGTCCTGATGGTGATGTATCTACAGAGCTTTCTGTTGGTATTGAAATGGATGGAAAAGAAACACAAATACCTTTACTTGTACCAACCTTAACTGCCGATGAACTTACTTTTATTTTAAACAATGACGATATAAGAAAAATTCCTGAGTCTATCTTTAGAAAAGCTAAAGCACACGCTGTACAACGTATGAATAAGGGTTTGTCTGTTTTTGCTCAAGAAGGAGAAGCAGGTCCTTTACCTAAAGGATATAAACCAAAGGCTGACACTAGTTGGGTCACTGATGACCTCCTAGACGCACTAGCGTGGCAAGAGTCTCGTTGGGATCCTCAAGCAGAATCATCATCTGGTGCTAAGGGAATGTACCAGTGGATGCCCGCATTCTACAAGGAAGGTAAGGAAGTAGGCTTTGGTGTTCCTAAAGGTCCTTTCGATCCTACAGACCCTGTAGAGTCACGTAAGCGCACCAAGGCATATCTTGAGGGTATGCAGAAGTATTATCCTGATTGGGATCCTACAGAAGTTCTAATGGCTTACAACTGGGGACATGGTAATGTTCGTAAGTTAAAGTCAGGTGAAATGTCAATGGAAGACTATATGGCTCAGGGAGAGTGGGAGCAACGTAAGGCTGCAGAGGCAATGAACTATGCACCTAAGATTCTTACGCATCTTAAAGATAAACCTTGGATAGCTAATCTAGAAGAAACTGGATTAGAGTCTACCATTGAGTGATCTTAACGTAGAACTCCTTCCTTGGCAACAGGAAGTATTTGCAGACACTACACGATTTAAGATCGTAGCTGCAGGACGTCGTACTGGTAAGTCTCGCTTAGCTGCGTGGATGTTAATCATCAATGCACTACAAACTGACAAAGGTCATGTATTTTACGTAGCACCAACGCAAGGTCAGGCTAGAGACATCATGTGGCAGACCTTGTTAGAATTAGGTCATGGTGTTATCACCAATGCACACATTAACAACCTTCAGATCAAACTGATCAATGGTGCAACCATATCGCTAAAGGGCGGTGACCGACCAGAGACAATGCGTGGTGTATCGTTAAAGTTCTTAGTACTTGACGAATATGCTGACATCAAGCCTGACGTGTGGGAGCAGATCCTAAGACCTGCCTTAGCTGACCAGAAGGGTTCAGCGATGTTCATTGGAACACCAATGGGTCGTAACCACTTCTACGAGTTGTTTAAGTATGCTGAGATGGGTGACGACGAAACGTATAAGGCGTGGCATTTTACGTCTTACGATAATCCGTTACTTGATCCAGAAGAAATCAACGTAGCTAAGAAGAGTATGTCTTCCTACGCATTCCGTCAGGAATTTATGGCATCGTTTGAAGCTGCAGGTTCCGAGATGTTTAAAGAGGACTGGGTTACTGTTGCAGAAAAACCAGAGATCGAAGGTGACTACTACATCGCCATCGACTTGGCAGGTTTCCAAGAGGTTGCCAAGAAGAAGACAAAGAACTCACGACTCGACAACACGTCAATTGCCGTCGTTAAAGTTGGAGAGTCCGGATGGGTAATTGAGAATATAATCTATGGTCGTTGGACATTAGAAGAAACTGCACAGAAGATATTCCAAGCAGTCAAAGACTATCGACCTATTGCAGTTGGTATTGAGCGAGGCATTGCAAAACAAGCCGTTATGTCGCCACTGACTGACATGATGAAACGCTATGGGTTCTTCTTCAGAATTGAAGAGCTAACTCATGGCAATCAAAAGAAAACTGATCGTATCATGTGGGCGTTGCAGGGTCGCTTTGAACATGGTCTTATTACGGTAAAGAAGGCAGCTTGGAACTCTCGTTTCCTTGACGAACTCTTTCAGTTCCCTGACCCTTTAACCCACGATGACCTTGTGGACTCTGTGGCATACATTGACCAGTTAGCTAAAGTTGCTTATGCAGGTAACTGGGAAGAGTATGACGATTACGAAGAATTAGACGCTTTAGCGGGATACTAATATGATTGAAAACGAAGCTTTGATGATCCAAGAGTCTGTCGAAGACTGGGTAATGGACAAATGTGACGACTGGGCTAATCATTATGATCAGAACTATCGTAACCAACACGAAGAGTACTATCGTCTCTGGCGTGGCATTTGGTCTTCAGAAGACAAGACTCGTGATTCAGAGCGTTCACGCATCATCACTCCTGCCCTTCAGCAAGCTGTAGAATCTAATGTAGCTGAGATTGAAGAAGCTACTTTTGGTCGTGGTAAGTGGTTCGACATTGCAGATGACGCAGGTGATCCACAGAAAGGTGACATTCAAGTCCTTCGTACATTGTTACATGAAGACTTTGAGAAGGCTAAGATCCGTAAGGCAGTATCTGAGTGTTTGCTAAACGCTGCAGTATACGGCACAGGTATGGCTGAGATTGTCCTTGAGACAGTCAAAGAGATGGCTCCTGCAACACAACCAGTCATGGATAACACCATGATGGCTGTAGGTGTAAACATTAGTGAGCGTACTCGCATTAAACTAAAACCAGTGATGCCTCAGAACTTCCTCATCGACCCTGTAGCAACTTCTGTAGAAGAAGCTATGGGTGTTGCAATTGATGAATTTGTACCTATGCATTCCGTAGAGTTACTACAAGAGCAAGGTGTCTACAAAGACGTTGAGATTGGTATTGCACCGTCTGACATCGACTTGGAACCAGACGCAGAGCTTAGCGTATACCCTGAGAACAAAGTTCGTTTGACTCGTTACTATGGTCTGGTTCCTACTTATTTACTACGTGATGCCGGTGAAGAGATCCCTGATGATCATGATTCACAATACATCGAGGCAGTCGTTGTAATCGCCAATGGCGGGACTTTGTTAAAAGCTAAGGTATCACCATACATGATGCAAGATCGTCCCGTAGTGGCGTTCTCATGGGATGTGGTGCCCTCTCGTTTCTGGGGTCGAGGCGTCTGTGAGAAGGGTTATAACTCTCAAAAGGCACTTGATGCTGAGATTCGTGCTCGTATTGATGCTCTAGCACTTACAGTACACCCAATGATGGCAATGGATGCTACTCGTGTACCTCGTGGTACTAAGCCAGAAGTACGTCCGGGTAAAATCTTGTTGACCAATGGTGACCCTAAAGAGGTTCTGAATCCATTTAACTTTGGTAATGTTAGTCAGATTACTTTCAATCAGGCTGCAGCACTACAACAGATGGTACAGCAGTCTACTGGAGCTGTAGATTCTACTGGTGTTACAGGTTCAATTAACGGTGAAGCAACTGCAGCGGGCATTTCAATGTCCCTCGGTGCCATTATTAAGCGTCACAAGCGTACTCTCATTAACTTCCAAGAGAATTTCTTGATTCCTTTCGTTGAAAAAGCAGCTTGGCGTTATATGCAGTTTGAACCTGAGTCATATCCAGTAAAAGATTACAAGTTTAATGCAACATCTACACTCGGAATCATTGCTCGTGAGTACGAAGTTACTCAGTTAGTACAATTACTACAGACTATGGGTCAAGATTCTCCTCTCTACGCTACTTTGGTACAGTCAGTTATCGACAATATGAACCTAAGTAACCGTGAGGAACTCATTGCTCGTATTCAACAGGCATCTCAGCCTAATCCACAAGAAGAACAAGTCAAGATGGAGCAACTACGCTCTGAATTGGCATTCCAAGCAGCACAAACTAACTTGTTGAACTCACAATCACAAGAATCTCAAGCACGTGCGGTTAAATACAACGCAGAAGTAGAAGCAATTCCTGCCGAAATGGAGCTAGATCTGATGAAAATTGCTAGTAACTCACTAGACGACTCAGATAAGGACTTCCAACGTCGCGTAGAGATTGCCAAACTACTATTACAAGAGGAAAAGGACAATGGTCGTAAGCCAGAAACAATTACAGGACGTAATCAACCAGTACAATGAGATTTTAGAGCGAATTGAGGCTAGATTAGCCGCTTTAGAGGCACCTAAGCCTACTAAGACAGCTCCTAAGAAAGCTACCTCTTGATTTTTACACCAAAATATGTTATAATAAGAGCATATGTAATCACAAGGAATCTATAGTGACTGAAGAACAAGAGTATGAAGCTCTAAAAGATATGTTTAT